ATGATTGAGGGTGATGATAGTGGTGAAAAAGAGGTAATGATGGATGGTGATGATAGTGGTGAAAAAGATGTAATGATGGATGGTGATGATAGTGGCGAAGATGATGATGATGAACGGTATGATAGTAGTATAAAAACGAAAACCCAGGTTATTTCAAAATTAAATGATAGTATCAAAGAATATTCAAATGTAAAAAATCCACAAAATGTTACTAAGAAGAAACGTGGTAATAAAAAAAGAAAACAATCTAATAAAAGAGGCTTCTTTCAGTTATTTTAATGATTGCGCAATGAATCGATAATCATAAATAATGAATAGTATTGATAGATATATAATTGCCATTGGTATGGAAATAAGATATCTGTTTTTGTTTGTTTTTTCGATATTCATTAATTCCAATGAAGGATCTATTATTGTAAATGTATCTTCACAATAATATTGTTCCACAATAGTTAAAAAACAACCATCGAATATTATAAAAAATATGGATATGAATACTAAATAAATTATCAACAAATTACATATATATTGAGGTGAAATACACATTAAACCAATTATATTTATTGGGGTTGTGAAATGAATGGCTCTAATTATTTCACCAATACTTTTCTTAGATAGTCGTCCATTATTGAAAGTGTTTATTTTGTTGATAATGTGTTTAATATAATCCTTAGCCATTAATTTCGTAGATTTTTTTATTTTATAAAATTCCATATTTAGTAGATAAATGGAAGAAAAAGTTCAAAACGAAACACAACTGATGTTATGTAAACATTTTATAAAAAATATACCATATTACATCGTTTTAATATACTGTTTATATTTATTAAGTGGTGATACGCTTTGTAGTTTCAAGTTTATTAATTGTATATTTACATGGATATTTATTTGTATTTTTGGATATTTTACACATGTTATATCTCATTCGGTAGATTTAAGAAAAATATATAATAGTTTTGATAACATTTTTACACGCAATCAATATTTTAATAAAGGAATGAATACATTTTTAAAAATATATGAATTTCATAACGAAACTCATCATAACTTGGAAGTTAATAAAGACCCCAAGTATATATTTTACGAATTTATTACCAATATATACACACAAGGAATCGCGCTTATTATTTTTATAGAGTTTGTAAAATTGTTAAATTATAAGGTTATATTATTATGGAGTTTACTCTATGCGACAATCCATAACATTAATTATAATATAATTAATCCTTCTGTACATCGTGATCATCATATAGATTGTCATACAAATTATGGAATTGATGTTATGGATATTATTTTTAATACTAAATATGACATTGATGATATTGAAAATTTCAATCATGTAATTGTTAATTTAATAATCATAACAAATATTTTAAGGTTTCTGGTCTATCCGCATAATTACTAATACATATATGATAACAACTTGTTTTACAAATTCATAAACAAGTTGTTATAAAAAATAATAAAATAAAATGTGAATGAGGTTATGGTTTATCCGCATAATTTCGTTTACAATTTATTTTACAAATTCATAAAATAAATTGTTATCACATATGTATTGGTACTTTATTAATAATAACATTAATTTGTCAGGTGTATTATGCGGATAAACCTTATACTAAAACAAATTACAATGATAATGCCTCTCGGGTTTTTTCATATTTTATAAATATTCTCTCGTCAAATATAGAAAGTTGTTCTTCTAAAATATAGTTTTCAGGTAATACCATTTTGAAATTAAGTCTTTTCCCATCCAATAAGCGTTTTTCGAAAACCAAATGAGGTTTTCCTCTCGATATTACAATAGACATATATTTAGGAACATTACTACCTTCTTTTATTGGATAAATATCATTTTCTAAATCATCAACTACTTTATTAGCTTGGTTTAATTTTTCTTGAATGGAAATTTTATTGGATTTACTTGAAAACCATACATCATTGAGTTTGGGATGTTTCTCTACTTTAAAGAATTCACGTTCCCTTTTTTTATCCTTATCCAACCATTCGTGATAATAAACCACATATTTACGCATCATATCATGAGTGATTCCAAGTGGGAGGTCGATTGCGTTATATTTTCTTTCTCGTTTTGTTCCAATCAAATGCCCCCTTTTATTTTGTTGTTGTGATTCATTGTCGACTAATCTCAAATTTTCTAACGTATTGTTTAATGGGTCTTGGTCAATGTGGTCTACACTAACATTTTTAGTTCCTTTACCATTACCATAACAATCCATAATAATTTGATGTATATAATATGTTACATCACTTTTTAAATTATGAGATTGAACATATCCATTCATACATTTATACCATGTGACATTTTTACCGATATCATTATAATATTTTTTTATAATTTGATAACTATCGGGACACAATTTACAAAGGCTTTCAGGTTCACAATACATTAAATAATATTCCTTTTCGTGAATCAAAACCTTCCATAATGGATTTTTCATTACATACGCATTTCTCCCTGAAGTATTTATATGCCCTGGAATATATTCAATTACGTTATAATTTTTTATAACAAATTCGTTATAAAAATGACAACGAATATAATGATGATTTTCACCTGATGTGATATTTTCCACCACAGGTTCCACCACAGGTTCCACCACAGGTTCCACAACAGGTTCCACAACAGGTTCCACAACAGGTTCCACCACAGGTTCCACCACAGGTTCCACAACAGGTTCCACCACAGGTTCCACAACAGGTTCCACAACAGGTTCCACAACAGGTTCCACAACAGGTTCATCCGGATTTTGAATTATATTTTTAACGGATGTTTCAATATTCGTATTTATTTTTACATTACATGGATTTTGATATATGATAACATTTGAATGTCGCAAATCGTAAATATTTTTATTTTTAAATTCATATTTACAATTTATTGCCTTAAATATAAATTGTAGAAAATTTACACGTTTATAATTATACAAAAATGATGGATATTCTTCGGTTTCAAAATTAACAAATACAAACTTTTTTTCATTATTTAAAATTTTAAATAAATCTGGTAGTTCAATTAAATACACTCTGTCATTTATGCGAACATTCGCACAATTTAATTCGGTATTTAACGAGTAATGTGTTTTCATCGCCATGTTTGCTAATACGATAATAGTATAATATGAATTCATTTTAATTTAAAATTCATATTATAATGTAAGGTAAATATTTTTATAACTATTTAAAAACATTTTAATCAGATTAAATACTTTTGTAACACACAAATACCCACCCAAATATCCCATTTCTCAATTACTATACGCTAACCCGCCCATCCCCGACATAATTCTCAACACATTGTAGTTGGTGGCATAAACACGAACCTTGGCAGTCTTGGTACCTTCAACAGTTGCGTTGGAAAGAACCAACTGAAGAGTTGCGTTATCAATACGGGAGAAGTTACATGTTCCAGAAGGTTGGTGTTCTTCGGGGCGAAGGGCAAATGAGTACACGTTAATACCTTCATCAGGAGTTCGGGTATGTGCTTGGAAAGGTTGAACATAGTTGAAATAACTTCCTTCACGTTCAGAGAATCGATCCTGACCGTTGAGCTGTAATTTTGCGACAACGACGGGATTTTGTCCCCAACAATGCATGTCCAAAGAAGTTTCAGTTAAAACGAAAGTTCCAGCATCAGAAACAGTGGAGTTCTGGTTGTGGTCCTGAATCTGGGATAAAACGGGAACACCATTGGAGTTGAGGGGGTTAGGACTAATAGGTTTACCTCCGAAATTTGGTTCATTGTATGGGTTACTAGAACCAGACCAGTAATAACCAGAGAAGGCAGACATATCAACATCTAATGCGCCGGCATCCTGGAAAAGTCCATATGGATCAATGAAACCATTTTCTCCAGTGGTTGATTCGGGTCCTCCGAAAGAGTGAATGGCATTAGGAAGAGCATCAATTGCGTCAGTATAGTTGAAAGGCTGAGCACCAAGAACTCGGTACAGAATCGCGTCACATACAAGAGATGAGCAGTAATCAACGTTCTGATCGGGTTGGACGACCCAGATAAGTTCCTTACAAGGGTGGTTGAAATTGAGCTTAATCTTGTTGGAAGATGAACCAACGGATTCATCTCCAGTGAATTGAAGCTGTTGGATAAGATATTCGTGGGGGTTCTGGGCAAAACGTCTTCGTTCATCAGTATCCAAAAAGACATAGTCGACATAGATAGATGCGGCGACCAAAGACTGGTTGTATGCGATAGAAGCAGGGACTGGTTTTCCGGGGGTACCAGATCCAGATGCGTCAAGGCAGTTGAGGGTGGTAACAGCCCATAAACATTCATCAATAGGGCGAAGATCAAGATTAATCTTGATTTCGTGATATTGGAGGGCAATTAAAGGAAGTGCCAAACCAGGGTTCGAGCAAA